GTTAGCATCCATGAAAGCCGTCATTTCGGCCTTAGTATTACTTGTTGTGGGTCTAGTTAAACCCGCTTGTGTATCGGGTACTACGCTTTTGGGTCTGTAGTAGTAGCAGTAGTACCTTGAGTTAAGAAGTAACCAGCATTCTTGTCAGCGACAGTTACACCAAAACGAATGATTTCAGCCAAATCTTGTGAGAAATAGTCATTGTCAACCCAGCGAACTTGCAATTCTTTACGGTCAGCAAACAATACAGCACGTTTCAAGTCACCAACCCATGCGTGTGCTTCACCAACTTCACCAAGCAAATTGTCTTCAATCACATAGACGTTCAAACCTAACAAACGTTCTGGTGATGATTCTGTAATTGCTGGTTTCAACAAGTATTGACCGTTCTTATCTTTCAAAGTATCTAGCCAATTGTAAAATGATTGAGTTACAACAATGTCACGCTTGTAAGCTCTATCCAAATCCACATTGATGATGTGTTTCAATTCATCAACATTGTCACCAGTGATTGCTTTAGGTGTAAATGAAATGAGTGCTTTAGAGATAGCAGCGTTTGTAGTGTTGATTTTCTTTTGAATAGCTTGTTGGCCAACAAAAGTAACTAAGTCAATAGCTGAATCATCAATTGATTCTTGTGATAATGCCATTGCGCCAGAATATGTGTCAACTTTCCAATCTACGTCAGTAAATGTTGGCTTGCTTAGTTCTGGATGCTTTTCCAATTCCGCCTTTGTGTGCAAAACATCAGTAACCTTGTCAGCCACTGGATATTTACCAGAAGCTGTCTTAGCTGGGAATGAGTTAACTAGTGGTTTCAAGTCAGAAATAGTATTTGGTGTTTCTTGTGGAATATATGAAATATCTTCAGGAATAGTTACACCGACATCAGTAGAAACAAGGCCTGACAATGTATCATTGTCTCTAAATGCTTTCTTATCAGCCTTCAAATACAAGTTTTGAGCCTTACGAAGCTGTTTCTTATTGTCAGTTGGCAATGTACGCTTGTTACCTTTTGGATCAATTGGGTCTACTGGTGCTTCACGTGCAGCTTCATAGTTACGTAGTGTTTCTTCATCAGCTTTAATATCTTCATCAAGCTTACGAATTGATGCAGCAGTCTTGTTAGCTGATTCAATTTGTTCATCAGTTGCCTTGTCGTTTTCTAAAATAGAACGTGCCTCGGCTGAATCCTTAGTTCTTTTTTCTTTGTTGTCGTCAATCTTTTGACGCAATTCTTTAATTCGTTCATCTAAAATCATAAAAAATCTCCTTTAAATTTTTGTATTCAAAAAGGCCACCGAAATTAATCGGTGACCTATTTCAAATCTTCAATATTCAGTTTTCTTAAAGCGTTTTGTCGTTTAAGTTCTCTGACTTTTGTTAACGACTTACCTTTAAGCTTCTCAACTGCTTGTTTTGAACGTGAGCCAACTTCAACGTTTGTATCCTCATAAGCTGGCGTTGTTACCACACTTACGTCATAAAGCTTGTCAATTGCTAGGACTGTCCGTTTGTATTCGGCATCATCTTCATTTGAGAGTTCCCAAACATCAGCTTTGTCATTAGGCATTGTAAACGCAAACGAACATTGCGATAGAATACCCATACGTACTTCTTCAAGTACGTCATTAGCAAGTGTAGTGTTTGGTAAATCAATCTTGAAACGCAAGCCTATATCGTCTTTTTCAAGTGTTAAATTAACTCCTGTGCGACCCAATAACTTTGACTCATCATGATTGAATGTAGCAACTACATTGCTCATGTCAGTGTTATCTAAACAACGACTATCTAGTGTTTCAACAAAATAACCACCCATGAGTGGTTGTGATCTTGTATTAAATTTCAAGGCATAACCTTCAATTATTCGTGATTCTGAATCATCTGAATTACTACGAATCTTGACTTCCGTTGGTGTCGCTCTTAGTTCTATCTTTCCCGTTGTTTTCACCTCCCTTCAATTGAGTTTTGTTATTTTCTTGATATTCTTGCTTAAATCCGAGTTCTACCGTATTCAATGTTGATTGATACTTGTCCATTAATTCATTAGACTTGTCAGCCTTCTTACCAAGTTCGGCACGAATTTCATTAGGAGTTAACACGTTGTGTTCCTCTAATGCAGTCAATTCTTGAACTGCACGAGCGGTCTCTTTACGTGTATCAAACTCAATGCGAAACTCGTGACGTTCCTTGTCATTAAGCAGTTTCATTTGAAACTCACTGCTGATAGCTTGTAAGTAAAATGGCAAGTCAAACATGATATAACCAGCATTTAACTGTGCAATAGACTGGTTAGGATTATTAATTCCTAGCTTGTAAGCTGGAACTCTCATAGCTTTAGCAATTTGATTAGTAGACCAGTTGTTAGAATTGATTAAATTCAACACACTTGTATCAATTTCCAAAGGTTGGTATTTCATTGAGTCATCAACCACAATTGGACCGTTACCGGAATCAGTTTGAGCAAATTCAAAATCAGCTCTAGCTTTCTTACGCGATTCCTTGCTCAATTTGGAATTACTTAGCGTTAAAATTCCACCTTTCATCCCGTTTTTAAAGAATTTGCCAAGTGTGTCAACACCTGATTTTTGCAAGCTCATCTCATCACCTAGTGATAAGAGCGGTGACCGGCCAACAATTCCATCATCAGTAAAAAACTTAAAATGAATTACGTTTTCTGGTTGTAAGTCAAATTGTGGACGTCCATCCACAGGACTAAACGTGTAGTAGTAGTGTCGTCCGTCAGTAGGATTGTCATAATAATTAATTGTTACTTGAGATGGTGGAAAAAATTCTAATTCGATTGGTTTACCAGCAGTTCTGCTATAAGGCTGTGGATCTCGAATAATCCTTGTATACGAGTTACCGGTCAAAATAGCGTTGACCATCATTGCAAATTTCCAATCGTGTGCTGACATATGATTATTTATCTTCTTATTTAATAGGTAGGTAATCGTGTCATCATCAGTAATTGAATCATCTGATTCTTTAATTTGTAGCAGTGAGAAACGTGATACGTCACTAGCTAAAATTGAGAGAGCGGTGAGTACATCAGAATTTCTTAACGCTCCCACTCCCGAAAATCCATTGTTTGACGGTAAAATACCTTGGTCTAAATAGTCTCTTAACCAATCCTTTGGCTGATCATTGAGACTTCTAAAAAAACTCATTTATTCACCTCCTTTCTAATCAGATTTATAGGCAACAACTGCTAAAATTATTAAAGAAATACCACTTGTGATAAATCCGATTGGAATACTAAATAGGAAGAATCCAAATGAGAGCAAACAAAAACCACAGATAATCAGTATCTGTGGCAAATTCAAAGCTATCCATTTTAAAATTAATCTCATACCAACCTCCTTAAATAAATCCAAAATCATCACTCATGATGTACTCATCTGTTAAATAGCTTTCGATGTTCTCTGTAAAACAGATTGCATAAGCATCTAATAGAGCATCTAAAGCATCAATTTTGTTTGAATATTTGTTCTTATCAATACGAACACCGTTGTTATCTGACATTAGGATTGCATTTGTAACGGCTGTTTTAAGAATAACGTTATCAGAATGAGTAATGTCGCCTTGAATAACCGCGTCTCTAAACTCTTTAGTAGGAGCAGATAACGTCATTGTTCCTTGTCTAACTTGGACTTGTTCCCACTCAGGATGCCGTTTCTCAATTAAAGTTAACAGTTGTCCGTATTGATAAGGATCAAAACAAATCCCTTTTACATCTAAGTCATTATCTTCAACAAATTGTTCTAGCCATTCAAATACTCGTTCATTGTCAATTACACCTGATTCAAGCTCTGTAATCTCACACTGGCCAAGTTCTTGAAGCCTTCTATAATTCATACGGTCCTTTTTAATCTTTGCGTCTAAACCATATTTAGTGCCAACAAATGAATAGGAGTCAGCAAACCACTTTCCGTCAATAGGAACCATCCAACTTATTGCAAATAAATCAGATGACTTACCAACATCCACACCAATCCAAACGGATTTACCTTTAATATCAGGCTTTTTATCAACAGTGGTATCTTCCCAGTTTTCAATATCTAAATAGGAATCTTCTTCTGCTTGCCTCCACATATTGAAGTTCTTAACCAATACAGCGTTCTTTTCGCCAGTTTGCTTAGCAACTTCCCAGCGTTTGGATAAGTAATCTAACAGTTTCTTTCGAAGACTCTTAATTTCTAACAGTGGATTTGATTTACTCCAATTCTTAGGATTCTCAATCTCATCAATACTTTCTTGTTCAGCGATAAACGCAAAATACTGTTCATCAATAATGTCACCAGATAGAATTTTCTTTGCTCGTGGATATTCCACAGTATACATAGGAGCATTCATATTAAAATTAGCTGTGGAAATAATAACGATTAGCGGATTATCCAACTGTCCTTGACCTGATTCAAGTAGTTCCATCATTTCAGAAGTCTTACTTGCTCCATATTCATCAAGCACTCCTAGCTGCGGTTCAAATCCATCAATAGCACCAGTATCACGAGAGAGTGGACGTACATATGAGTCATCATTTAAATTAACTAATAACTCGCGAACACGTTTAGTAGACTTTTTAATGTCAGGAAACTTAGCACGCAATTGATCCAGCTGTTTACGTGCCATTTCAAATGCAATTTTCGCTTGTTCCTTGTCATTAGCTGTACAAAATATTTGTCTTGAACGCTCTGGATTCTTACCAAATAAGAATTCGTATAAAATAATTCCGGCAATTAGTAAAGTCTTGCCTTGCTTACGTGCCATGGAAACAAACACTTTATGGAATCGTCTTAAACCGTGATTATCTTTTCTAACCCAGCCATAGATGTTTTCAATAATAAATTTCTGGAAACCAGCTAGTTTGTGTGTGCCACCTTTAGGGTCTGGCAACATTTCGATAAACTTAACAGCTCTTTTGGCTAGTTTCTCATCAAATATGTATGGGAATGAGTCGTCATTAACTCGTTCTAAGTCTCTTTCGTGGCGCTTAACAGCATTTAAAGTGGCTTTACAAGTGACATATTCACCGTTTAAAACTTTATTAATGTAGTTTTGTATGCTATCGCCTCCTAACCATCTAGCATATTTTCAAGTGTTTTAGGCTTGTTTTTTTCTTTAGGCACGTTCATGCGCATTCTTGAGTCCACAGTTAAGCCAATTTCACTTGCCGCTGACCGAATATTCTTAG